CTGGCAGAAATACAAGGCCGAGGACATCAAGCATTATCCGGCTTTTAATCCGGTGACAGCAGAGCCGTACAGCGTTCAACTTTACTACGCAAGGGAATATCAGGCAGGATTGGGGGTTTACCCATTGCCACCCTACCAACACGCTTTACAATACGTTGAAATTGAGGTAGAAATCGCAAACTTCCACAATAACAATATCCGCAACGGGTTCAGCAACGGTACATTGGTACAGCTTTTCAAGGGCCAACCATCACCGGAGCAGGCCCGGATATTTGAGCGCAAATTTAAGGAGCGCACGGTGGGCACTGACAACGCAGGCGGTGTGCTTATTCAGTTCAACGAAAACAACGAGCAGCCAGCGACAATCAACCACTTGCAGCCGAGCAACATGGATGAGCAGTTTTTAATGCTCAATGAAACGGTGCAGAGCGAAATCGTAATTGCCCATGCTATTCCCCCGGTGTTGGCCGGATTGAAAACCGAGGGCGCACTTGGTCAGCGCAATGAGCTGATTGAAGCATACGAGATATTCCATAAGCAATATGTCAACCACCGCCAGCGCAAAATTGATTACTGCCTGCAAAGCGTTCTAAGGCAAGTTTACCCCGGCATCACTATCGAAACCCGGAGCGCAGAATTCATTGGCTTAGATTACGTTGAATTGTATCAGGCAGGGGTTGTAAGCATGGATGAAGCAAGGGAAGCATTAGGAATGGAAGCAAGCACACAAACAGTTAAGGATGCGGCACAGCGTGTCATCGAAAGCATCAATTCATTGTCACCATTGGTAGCAAATAACGTGCTGGCCAACATGACAATCAACGAAAAACGTGCATTGGCAGGGTTGCCACCTATTCCAAACGGTGATGTGTTGGATATTGCGGCCCCGGCTGCTCCCGTTGAGCCTGCCGCATTCAGTTCTTGCGAGCCGCATATGTGGCATGACAGCAAAGATTTGGATTTATTCATGAAGTTTGGGGAGCCTGCCACCAATTTTGAAGACGTGAGCATGAAATTTGCCGAACTTGGAAAGGATGAAATGAAAGTTTTATCCGTTGTTTCTGCTGATGACCAAACAAGCATTGACGAAATTAGCGAAATCACGAAGATTGGCACGGATGAAGTGACCAAAATTCTAAAGAAATTGCAGGAAAGCGGCAAGATTAATTGGACAAACAACGCTATCCGCATCACTGACATCGGCAAAAAGGACATAAACGACACCGGAAAGCTGCCAAAATTGGAGCTGCGGTGGAAATACACGCTTGACCCTGATGCTTTACCGCTTCAACCCGGTGGCAAAAGCCGTGAATTTTGTATAAAAATGACCGATGCAGCACGACTTTACAGCAGGCAGGACATCGAAACATTGACCGCAAGGTTGGGTTATGATGTTTGGACAAGGCGCGGTGGTTGGTACACAGTACCTGAAAGCGACCCACCGCTTCACGTTCCACATTGCAGGCATTACTGGAAACAACAAGTAGTAAGGAGGAAATCATAATGGCAACATTTGCATTTTTTGTAAGCGAACAAGACGTAAAAAAGAACACCCCTATTGACGAGAATGTTGATAGCAAGATTTTACAAACTGCCATGCGGACAGCACAGGATATTTATATCCGGGATATTATCGGCTCCGGCCTTTATGACAAAATCTGCAACGACATTAACGGAGCAGGGCTTGCCGGGAATTATTTAAACCTTGTCAACGCTTATGTGGCCCCTTGTTTGTACCATTACATCATCACCGAAAGTATGCTGCCAATGACCTACAAGATGATGAATAAAAGCGTTTCCACCCGTGGCTCCGAAAACAGCAATGCCATTGATTTAGACCAACTGACAAGAATTGAACAAAGCTACCGCAACAAGGCGCAGTATTACAGCGAAAGGTTGAGGGATTATTTGTGCGAAAACAACACGCTATTCCCGGAGTTCTTGAACCCTGGCAGTGGCATTGATGTAATCCACCCCCAAAATCAGGCTTTGTTTGGTGGGTTCATTTTGGATAGTGACGATAATTGCTTTTACAATTATGATTTCCCAAAAGGATGAGTAAGGTCAGGCAGAAAAACGAAAACAAATTAAAGATATTTTTAAATGGTAACGATAAACCAGCTATTGGAAGCACTGGACACAGCAGGCCAAAACCACAAGCAAATAAAGGCAACGCTAATAAACGTTGACCCCAACATCAACGCAAGTGGTGAGCAGCTGTACCCACTGATGCGGATATTTCCGGATGGCTCACAAGTTACCGTTGACCAAGTGAGATACCGATTTGCGGTTGCTATCATGGATAGGCACCGGGAAGATTTTACCGATGCGGTTGAGCGCATTTCGGATATGCACACGGTGATGTTGGATATTTATTCCATGCTTCGTTTTGTTTACCGCGGCAACATTGCCGGGAGCTGGAACATAAACGATGCAATCACCCCATTTTACGATGACAAAACAGACATCGTTGCAGGGGTTGCGGCAGTGATTGAATTCGTCTGCCCTAACCTGCGCGATTTTTGCGATACCCCCAACAACAATTTAACTTTTCCAACAATACAATAATGAGTACAGCATTAGAATTTATGAGCGGCTTCACTGGCTGCAAAGTAATCAGCAACACATCGGCAAATACTGGCCGCTTTCAAGGTTTTGTAGTCAACGCGGATGCGGTTGTTTCCGCTATTCTTGACGAGAACGCAGCATCTCTTATGTCCGACATAGGGCTTTCGGGTGTTACCTTGAAGCAAGGCACGTTTATCAGCGTAGCCGAGGGCAAGTTCATAACCAGCATTACGCTGACCAGTGGAAGCATCGTAGCCTACAACGTATGATAAGGCGCGGCATTGGTGTTCAAAGTTTTGTGGCGGCAGGCGGAGCCGGAACCGATGCCGATGCGCAGGCTTTTATTACAGCGGCAGCCATAACGGATGCGACACAGCAGTCAGCAATTAACACGCTTGTTACTTCGCTAAAAACATATGGGGTATGGACAAAGATGAAAGCCATTTATCCTTTTGTTGGTGGCACGGCTTCTGCTCACAAATTTAATCTCAAAGACCCAAGAGATTTGGATGCTGCATTTAGGTTGGTGTTTTTAGGCGGTTGGACACACAGCAACACGGGTGCTTTGCCGAATGGAACTAATGGGTTTGCTGATACATTTTTAACACCATCTACATCATTATCCTTAAACAATACCCATATTTCTTTTTATAGTCGCACAAATTCATCTTCATTAACAGCTCTTATCTCTGACCAACTTGGTGCTGGAACAAATTTATTAAATATTTTTCCAAGGTATAGTGCATCTAATGATATTTATTTTAGGGTAAATTCATCTCCATCAGCAAGTGTAGGCACAAACACAAGCTCATCTGCTTTTTATTTGGCAAATAGAATAACATCAGGTGAAACCCGAAATTTAAGAAATAGCACAAGATATGTTCAAAGTCAAACTTCCGGTACTTTGAATTCATCTTCTTTGTGGCTATCAAGACAAGGTTCATCCTATGGAGATAGACAATGCGCATTTGCTTCCATTGGTGACGGTCTAACCGACACCGAAGCGGCCAACCTTTACACTGCAGTACAAGCATATCAAACCACCTTATCTCGTAACGTATGACAATAAAAGACATAACCCCCGAACAATACAGCACCTACGTTGGGCTGCTCACTGATTTTGAACATAGTGTCTTGATTGGCCAACCCTATGCGCCTGACAGCTATTTCAACCCCATTCAAGATGCAGATGATAATTGGGTGATTTCGGTTGAGGAAATCAATCAGTGTGTCAACCCTGATTTTATGTGGGTGAAAGATTTGGTTCTTATTTCCTACAATCCCAAGCCATCACCGCCCTTTCCATGAAAAACGTAGGTGAAAACATTATCGGAAGCTGGTTGCTGTGGATAGCCGGGGCCGCTGCAAAGTTGCTGCCGATTATTCAGTTTTTATCGTTCACAGCAGCATTGGTTTTGAGCTGCATCGGAATTTACAAGTTTTTCACAAATGGCAAAAAGTAAAGAGGTAACCAAATGGCAGCCAAAAAGCAAACGGAAATTGGGCAGGCACACGAAGTCAGCCAACAAACACAAGTCAGCAAAGCCGTATCAAGGGCAGGGAAGATGAAGTTAAAGAATTATTTCGCCCCAACCCCCAAGCGGTTCCGTGTAATCGGTGACAGCATTGCGGCTGCTTCGTTGTTTATTGCCGGTCTGAACATTGACCATCCCAAGCTCATGCTGATTATCGGGGTGGCCGGGGCCGTTGGGAAATTCATCACTAACTTTTTTGCCGAGGAATGAGGTATGTCGGGCTTATTCTTTTTCTGCTTTTTCTGCTTGTGCTTACTGATAGGGGCTGTCAAAAAACGGAAATTGTAAACAACACTGATAGCATGACCAATTTAGTGGACAAATACAAGGCAGATATTGACAGCATCAAGGCCGAGTATTTAACGCTGCTGAACAGCCGTGCCAAAAAGACAAAAATCCTGCGTGATTTTAGGACAAAATATGTCCATGACACAATTACCCTTGACAAACTTGTAAGAGATACTAACAAGTTGGAAATAATCCTATCCGAAAACAAGCTGATGCAGGATATTTTATTTGACGATAGCGTGGTAATTTCAAATCAAGAGCAAGTGATTATCATGCAGGATAGCGTTATTTCTTATTTTGAAGCCATTACAGCCAACCAAACCAAAGAAATAGCCCAACATATCAAAGACAATGAGAAACTGCGTAAAAAGGCAAATAAATGGAAAGCTATTGCGGTTATCTTTGGAATAGTGGCAGCGGTCAAATAACTTTGTCAAATGTTCACACTGATTAAACAGCAAGGCATTCAGGATTTTTACTACTGCCGGGATGGCAAATGGCATCCATCGGCTGAACTTAACGCGGCTATTCGCCCGGTATCTTTCCGCAACCAAACGGAAGCCCGGAAAGGTTGGGATAGAATGGGCAAGCCTGCAATGGTATTCATGCAGGAAATTTACAGCCGTGATAAAACACTACTACAATGAGAAGTCCGGTTTTGCAAAGAGTGCTGAACGATGCAGCCAAACAGCCTTGGTGGGTAAAGCTGGCCCGGTGGTATAGATATGTGTTATTTTATCGTTTTAGAAAATGAAAAATCTGCAAGAATTTTTGAACGCAAGGGGTGAAAACCTGAAAGTGGATGGAGTGGTAGGCCGCTACACTTTGGATGCGTTAGACAGCTACATTCATGCCGAGTGCATCAAGCGAAAATGGTACACGCACGGCAACGGCTTGGTGTGGATTAGAACTGATAATGTTTTCAGCAATAAATTCGATGACTTTGTCGCTGTTTACAAAGGGCATCGGATTGTCTATGCTGCTCCTGCTTCCACCACAGCCGGGGATTTCTACGTTTACAACCCTTTGACCGTTGGCGGCATCACTGGCACAGCCGTTGCCGTTGAGCAGCAAGTCACAAATAGTCATAGATTTGTGACAGGGGCAAATTGGGCTAACCTTTGGCTGGGTGCGCCATACTTTCAGCAAGTGCTGCCCATTGAAATTTACCGGGATGGCAACAAAAATAACCAAGTGGACAAAGTCACCAAACAAAAAGGGTTATTTGGCATCAACTTTCACCGGGCCGGGGTTGGTAATTTGGTCAATAAGTGGTCAGCAGGCTGCCAAACGGTTCCGGATGCCCATTGGTTTGAGATTGTGAAGCGGTTTAATCCGGGTGATGTGATTGCATTCACCTTGCTGCAAGCCTAAGACACGGTTGCAATCCTATCCACAAGGGTTGCCATATCTATTTTTACAATATACATCAGCTCACCGCAAACAACGCACGTTAGCGGCTTTGTATGGGTGCTGCGTTCATCTGCCATTAAGGCATCCATTTTGTAAAAACACACTACAAATGTGGGTGCTTCATAAAGGTCATCACCTGGTTCAATACCCATGTCTTGCAGCATGGTGCTGTGGTCATCGGCTGCCACAACTTCAAG